TTCCGATGAACTTGAAGAAGACCTCGAAGAAACATATCAATGTCCAGACGAAGATGACGAAAAAGCATCTTATGACAACGGGGATATGGACGAAGATGAGGACGAAGATATAAAACGCGAATTTGCCAAACTTCGTAAAACTAAATACGGCACGACAATTATTAAGAAGTATGCAAAGATGAAGAAGCAGCGTAATTCATACAAAAAACGCGCCGCTATGCTTGTAAACAATGTAAATAAGCAAAAGTTTTCTCGTTTAATTGACCAGTTGCAAGCATCGGGTTATCGGGTAAAACAACATCGGCAAACCATGTTGGAAGAATTGATGTCTTGCAAAGACCCAGTGGCAAAAATCAAGTTTTGGAAAGAAACCATGAAGCGTGTACCCTTGGGCAAGCGGCTCAATACCGACAATACTCGCCAGAGAACCAAAGTTAATTACAGTGCTGAACACAAGAAAACAGCATCAGATAATGCGGTTGCTCGTATAGCACAAGAAAATCTGGAACCAACAGAATTCCAAAAAGTATTCCAACAAGAACTTCGTAAACTTTAATTTACAGATAACCAAACAACAGAGAGATCAACAACAATGTCACAATCAATACAACCAAACCTAGAGGCCGGAGGGACAATTCGACCCTACCGATTCGTCAAAGTTTCAACAGCCGCAGATAATCAGTGTTTAGAATCAGATGCTAATGAATTATCTATCGGAGTAGTTGCAGGAAGCACTCGTCAGTTCGATTCAGCAAACCACGCAGAAGATGGTGACCAGACAACCCTGCAAATGGGTTCAATCGTAATGGTTGAATGCGGTGGCAGTATTACCCGTGGTGGTGGAATCGAAAGCGATGCCGATGGCAAAGCAGTAGCAGAAACCACATCAGGTACAACCAATCGACAGAGTTGCGGCATAGCACTAGAGTCGGGAGCAAGTGGAGAAATAATCCGTATGCTTTGGCGACCGCAAACCGAACGACATGCACTTTCATAATAAATAAGAAACACTCTTAAGATAGCGAGATAATAAAATGGCAGAAGTAGCACCCGGTTCAGCGAACACATACGTACCTACGTTTAGTGAAGCGACTGGACTTGTACAAGTAGAATTTTCAAGAAACCCCTCATCCTTTGCCCTGAATCAATACTCTAAATTGGTTCCAGTGTCCAAAGACACGGGGTACTACCTTTCGATTGACGAGCAAGAACAGGCCAGAGTGGTCACTTTATCGGACTGGATGTGGGCAGACGGCAATGATGCGCCGGAAGGCATCCAAAACGACCATGAGTTCACAGCATATCGAACAGAACGACATGCACCAACTTTTCAATTAGGCAATAAGGCAAGTTCTAATGCCGATTTTGAAATAATTGCGGCTCATGCTCGAATGGCGGCTTCGAAATGTATGCGGATTCGTTCGTATCGTGCATCCACCGTACTCACCACTGGAGGAAATTGGCCAACAGGCACAACCGATTCAGCAGGAAATGTTGGCGGTGGACAGTGGCAGGGTTCATCCTCTGCAAACGGCTATATCCAAAAATCCTTCAATGGTGTAGTTGAAGCAATCCTAGCCAACACTAACGAAGCAGTAACAGCAGCAGACATTACATGCGTAATGAGTGACGTGACCGCCCATGTGATAACCGAGTCCCCGGAATACAAAGATTTCTTCCAAGGTTCTCCATTTGCGGTAAACATGGTTCGTGGTGCAGGCGAATTCAACGAGTTTCTACTACTTTCCCAATTCTTCGGAGTTGGTGGAATTATTGTAGACCCAACAAGCCGAGTGACCAACCGCAAGGGTGGCACAAAGGCACGTTCCCGTCTTTATGACGATGATGTTGTATTCGTATCACGGGTTGGTGGGCAAATGGGAACCGAGGGCGTTCCAGATTTTTCAACTCTTTCAATTTTCGCCTACGAAGATTTGACGGTTGAAACAGAAGATGATACTTGGAATCGCCGAGTACGTGGACGAGTTGTAGATGACTCCGCAATTGTTCTCACTGCTCCCTTGTCTGGATACCTCCTCACAGACGTTTGGGATTAATTGAGTAAGGGTTGAATAAACCCAAGACCCCTTGGGCTGATAGGGGTAATTCCCTATCAGTCCTTTTCTTTTGAGGCGTTCATGGCACAAGCATCGTATATCTCAACTGCTGAACTTGTAGAATCTTTTGATGATCGTATGGTTAAGCAACTGGTTTCGTATACGGGAACGCCTGCAACAGACCTAACCACAAACGCGGCTGCACTTAACGCAATTGAAAAGGCATCTGCTGAAATAGAATCCTATGCGCTTCGCGGCGGATTGTATACCGCAACCAATTTGACAGATTTACAAGCAGCCGATGATTGGTCTTTGAAGTCGCTAACAGCCACGTTGACCATGAAGCACCTATTCAGGGGCAAGACGGGAAGTATCCCGCCTGATATGGAAGCAATGATGGGCGAAGCATCGGGAACACTCGAAGATTTGCGAGATGGCAAGCGTGTATTCAATTTGGATACGACCATCGGTGCGGGCAAGCCAAAAGCGTTTGTTATATCTTCTACCGTTCGCGGCAATCTCAATATGCCATCAGATTCCAAGTTTTTCCCAGACAGAGAAACGAGGAAATACTAATGGCCGCGATTAAGATAAAATCCGATAAGTTGCCGGATGTACTTGTACGCGAGATACGCAGGAAATTAAGTAGCAATGTTATGGCTTCTATACTTGTAGACCAAGCCAAAGAGCGAATACGCAAGGGAAAAGATAGCGAAATTACATACGATGATTTGTGGGCAAATAAAGCAAAAATTGGAACTAGACAGGGCGGTAAGCCGCTACAAGGCATAACTGGACACCTATCATCGCTTCTGAGTTCGCGCGTTAAAACACGGGGCAACCAAATAACATGGATACTTATGGATGGTTCAGGATATGGTGTGAAACATCAAGAAGGTTTTATCAATAAAGGACCGATTGCCATACCATTGTCCAAGAAAGCAGAGCGATTGATACCATCTGAATCACCCCACGATATTGCTGCCTTGGTTTCAAAGAAATTAAAAGAAGCACCAAACGCAGAAGCGGCTCGAAATCCGCGTAAGGGTTCAATTAAATATGATTATTATATTCTGGAGGGCGACAGCAAAGTTCCCGCAAGACCGATTGCGAACATGCCGCCTGAGAATATCAAAGGTATAGTTCGGCTAATTAAACGAACGATAAAAGGATAAAATTATGGCACTCGGATTTGTAGTACACGGACCAACCAAGGTATTGTTTAACACCGCCGCAGGAACAACAGCACCAGCAAACGTACTTGGTTATACAGACAATAATGATTTAATATCTTTGGATATGGAATATCCACAAGAACCGATTTTTACTACTCGTTCAGGAAGTATACCAGAGGCATATATTCATCTGGGTCTTATTGGGCGATTAACAATGACACTCGTTAAGTGGGATGCGGGTATTCTTGAAACTCTAATGTATGCATTGCCCGGTGATGCTGATACAGAGGCCGATGTTGGAACTATCGGTGGTGTCAAGACAACTGGAAAAGGTAATTTTTCTTTGAGGATTTCAGGCATATCATCTAACATTGCATACACAATGCAAAACTGTTACTTAGACGGTTCGATTCGGCGAATGGATTTTGGAAATAGACCAAGCCGTATCGGTTTGAACTTTATATGTCTACCACACGAAGCGACACCGGGAACACTTGCCGCAACCGATGAGGTTTATGATATTGGTACACCATAATAATAGGGTTTTACAATAGGAGGAATAATATGCAGGAAATTACTACAGAAAATGACAATCATGTCTACAAAATTGGAATCAAAAACAAAGGCACCGTATTTGTCGATGGCTTTGAACTTGCTTCGAGATGCGCCGAGATTGACGGCGTGCTTGGGGGCGATGAACCAAAACCTTCTGATATTGCCGAAGCAATGCGTGAAGTGGCATGGATGGAAGACGGTGACATGGCAGCATTTACTAGCCACGAACTTTTTTCGGCTGCTTCAAAAGCACTTAGGGAGATTGAAAAGTTGGGAAACGCATGAAACTCCACGCGCGATTTGCCGCCCTTTATGGGTGGTGTCCTACAGCAAGGGGACTCTCGCGTGGAGAAGTAGAACTAGGATTGATGGCAAATATGATTAAAGTACAAGCGTTGCAAGGTTTAGGTTTTACCGAAAGTATTAGTTGTGCCTTTGGTGGAGAAGCACTTGCCAATCTTGCCGAACGCGCTGGTGCATCAGAAAAAGAAACAATACGGCTGCGAATGCAATCAGCAAATAATGAAATGCAGGGCGGCAATACAGGAGCCGGACAATGGCAGTAACACTAATAAGTACAAACGGTATTTTTACACGCTTGGGAAAATTATTCAAAATAGCGAGAGATGTCGAATCGCATCAAACCGATGCCTCTGCCGGACTTGCCGCACAAATTGAAGATGTGATAGACGAATACAATTCGGCTGATATGAAATACGCAGATGCTCTTTTTGATTCAACAGAAAATTGGCAATTAAGTGCCGCAAATATCTACACGGCAATTTCAATTCTTGCAAGAGATACGGTAATTGGCATGGTAGATGATGATAACACCCTTAATCAAAAAACAATCAAAAACGCAATCGAAGAACTAATTGACCAAATGGGAACAAGTAATGACATAAAGGGAAACCAGTTTACCGCAACTGGTTCAGGAGATGGCGGTACAGTATTTACAAGCGGTTCTGGTAATGGATATGTTATTACCAGCGTTACCAATGGCGAGGGTAAACTTTTCCAAAACCTACATCAAGATTCAATAAAAGTGAAGTGTATACGAGATGCACAAGTAACAGGCACGGCGGGGAGAGAAACCCATGCGCTTATAGGCCAAAAACGAATTAGTGATATTAGGCATCCAGATTGGCCTGGAGGCAATGGGCAAAGTAGTGTAATGTCGGTTTCTGATCCCTCGTACAATCAACAAAGGGGTCTTGGACGTAATGGCTTAAACAATAGCGACTTCGAAGATTTTTCAACAACAGATACTCCTGATAAGTGGACAATAGTGGTAGGTGCTGCGGGAACGACTATCAAAGAAGAAGGCACAACAGTTCATCGAGGCAGCAAATCGTTAGAACTTGTGGGTGATGCTGGCGGTACGCTAATGCACATAAGCCAATCATTCAATACTTCTGGACAAACAACAACCAAACTTTATCCAGAAACACGTTATTGTGTTTCGTTTTGGACGTACAGAGCATCCGATGTAGCAGCAGGCGTGTTGCGAGTATCAGTTAAAGACGGTTCGGCGACTATTCTCGATTCTGGCAGCGCGGCATTATCTGTTACATTCACTGGTGATACGGGCGGTGCTTGGGTACACCATTCTTTCTCATTTTCAACGCCACTTGATTTACCCGATGCTGCTGCTTTTCATATTGAACTTACTACCGCAATCACTAATACGAAACTAGTTCATATTGACGGTGTTCAGATGTTTCGCATGGCACATTTAACAAATACTTCAAGTTGTCATATAGCAATTATTCCCGGCAGCACAGATTTTATTGTTGATGATGAAGTGACAATAAGCATTTCCGAGGCAACGCATTCTTTTATGCAAACCTATATGAATAAGTTTTTGGGCTTGGAGGGCTTGGGTTTACAAATGCCATATCAAACCGATGGAAGCGAAACCGCAGCAGATAGTTTAATAGCATAATGTCATGGCAACAACTACACAACGAGCCATTTATGCAGGAATCCTAAGCGACTTAGAAACAGCCGCCGATGCCGAGGATATTGGTGTCCACAAAGATTACATATACATAACGCCTGTTCCTATTTACACGCAATCGGATGACAGGATTATTCAACTTATTCCCGGTGTTCCAACGGTGGAAACAGAGGTCGCGGGTTTGGGTTATGTTGAGGAAGATTTTAGAATTGCAATTTGGGCTAGGGTTTATTTAGACCAAGCAAATCACTCAACATTAAAATTGACTCATTCGACTCTTGGTGCGCTTGTTACAATCGGCGAAGTACGACAGACACTAATACAATCCACTGCTGACGATTTGTCTACCACTCCTGTTATGTGGGTGAGTGGCGCATCTCCAGTTGAAACAGAAGATGCTCCCGGCTGGGTATATTACGAAGACACATATCGCGTTGGTTATGAGATAGTTTGGAGTTGACATGGCTAAAGATTTAGGAAATCTAAATATAGAGATTGATGTCAATAAGAAATCTATAAATGATGCGTTTGAGGATGGAGGAAAATCGGCTGGCAAAGGATTTTCTGCAACCATTCAAAATATCCTTGAGAAATTATTGTCACCTTCAGGCGGCGGTAGTGGCTCAGGACTTAATCTCCCTGGGGGTAGAGGCGGCGGTTTGAATCTCGGAACGGGAGGTAATATTAAATCCATTATTACCAAGGTTGCGGCTATTATTGGTGTGGTTGCACTTTTGGGAGCAGCATTCGGTGTGGTTATCAAAACCATCATGAGTTGGGGTCGTGAATTGGAAGCGACAACAATAAAATTGGGTAAAGTAAACGCCGCGCTTGCAATGCAGGCGGCTGAAATGCAAGTTGGAGAACTCATGCGGGACATAAAATCCGCAGACGTACTTGAACC